AGCCATCTGGTCGATATAAGCCAAGGCATCAAGTAGATCGTCATGGACCAGCTGAGAAGGAAAAGCCGACGCCTCATCCACCAAGGTGAGGTTCCAATCTGCCTTCTTAAGTTTAATCTTCTGATGTTCAAACCTGCCTTGCAGCGCCCAGAGTATCCTATCCTCCTTCCGCTGGTTGCCGTGACTTAAGAGGTCAATCCTGAACACTCTATGGGTCCGTCGCATTAGGTCGTTGAGCGGAGACATGACAGCTTGCTGTCCAATCCCTTTCTCAATCCCGATGCTTTGGGGCTTGTACTTCTCTACCGCTTTGAATATCTTCTCAGCTGTCTCGTCTAAAGACCAACGACCATACTGAATATCCTCGACACACCATGTACCTTCATCGGTGACATAGACCACAGCCATAGCTGAGTTGTCTCGGCGCTTTGTCTTGTTGCCTCTATCGGACTCAAAGCCAGCCAAGTCGATGGCTATGTAGTAGTCACCTGCTACGTTGGGCTTCTCGTCGTAGTATTGGAATGTCTCAGGATTAAAGAACTCAGAGCCTTTAGCATCGAAGCTGGCTTGGAATTCCTGTCTGAACATCCATGCAGGCATTGTCTCTTTAGCGTTCTCAATCTCTTCTGGATCTAGTAGGGGGTTGTCGAATGACGTTAAGTGCCACGACGCCCACCCTTTCTTCCCGACCTCTCCGTTCATGTATACATCATAGAACTGGTTGCGACCCTCTGGGGTAGAGATGAATATAGCTGTACCCTTTTGGTCAGCAAGGGCGGGGCGAAGGATTGTGTCAAACACTCCATCTTTGTGAAACGCAAACTCATCGAGTACCAAGTGCTTCAGGCTGTAGCCACGTAACGTGTCGGGTCGGTCCGAGCCTTTGAGAGAAATCTTCCCTCCACCCGCAAGCACAATCTCAAGGTTATTCACATTGGAAGAGACAACAATCTCCCCTGCGAGATCCATTAACTTATCCCACATAAGGTCACGTGCAAGTCCTTGCGTTGGACCGACATACATCACCCCACCCTTGCCTTCCGAAAGCGCTGCTAGTATCAGCGTCACGGCTGCATAGTGCGTCTTGCCACATCGACGACCAGCTGCTATTACTTTAAAGCGAGCTGGATCGTTATGAACTTTCTCCTGCCATGGAAGCAGACTTAGGTTTACGTTCGCCATTCTCTGCCTCCCACATGCAAGATTGCAACCCCTGACATAAGACTAGGAGTTCTTGTTTAGTTGCGCCAAGCTCGTAGGCTTTAGCTATTAGTTCTTGATACTTCTCACCAGCTGTTAGACTTACGGAGGTTCTCTTCTGGGCTGAGTAGCTGAAGATTGTGTGAGACATGAAGACCACACACATTAACACCATTAAGAGGAACCTTGTGGTCCACATGCCATTCCTTGCCATACGCTTCCTTTAATACCTGAGCAGCGTGATACACAAAAGACACAGCATCTTTGTCGCCGTAGTAGGCCATCTGCGCCCTGCGCTTGGCAACCTGTCCTAGCTTCCGACTCGGGTTCCTTTCATAGTTACGACGGTCGGCAGCTCTGACCTTCTCTGGATTAGCCTTGCGTAGCTCTCTCTTTTTCTTAGCGTCTGCTGCTCTACCTTCGTCTGTGTCTCGTCGTGCTCTCTGAGCAGCTAGTTCCTGCTCCTTTAGTTCTTTGTTCTGACGACGCTTCGCCATGTACTCTCTCTGATAAGCTCTGCGTACCTCTGGGTCTTTATGACTCATCCTCTACATCTCCTGAGCTACCATTGATTGTGACACCGGGAGAGTGTTCGTCTGTCCCAATGCCCGTTATGCTGATCTGTACTTGGTTCTGCTGTTTTTGGTCACTTGTAAACCCCGCGACTGGCATAAGACGATCTGCCAATAGCTTCATGGCAAGACCTTGTTGTTTAGCTTCGTCATCGAAAGCTGTAGTGAATAACTTCTCTATTAGTTTAGGAGACGATGGATGTAGTAGGAGTCGCTTACGGAACTCCTTCATAGCTGCTGCCTGTTCCCGCTTAGTCATGTCTTTGGTAGACTCTAAAGCTGCCTTAGAGGGCCGACCTCTAACTTCTTTCGACATCTAAACCTCTCTTAGTTTGCCTTATGGCTTCAGTTGGCTGCTTACAACAGCAGATAATGTAGGAAGCATGAACCGTAGGGCTAAGTAACCGATCCAGCTAGAGGCTTCCATTGTGTGTTAGGCTTGCTATAAGGCCCTGCTTTAAAGCTACCTACAACAGCTTAATTAGAATGCTGTAGTTGTTTACTTTAGAGCAGTGCCTTATAGTATATAAAGTGCCTCTCTCTATAATATAACAAATAATGGGTTATTATTGACAGTTTGTCCCTATCATGCACCAAAACAGTGCGCTATCATGCACCAAAACAGTGCACACTAGTGGCCTATTTCCCGACAGAGTAGAAAAGCTCTTAAAGCCAGACAACATCAGTCTTTCAGAGGAGTCGTATGCACCTATTTGTGGGTCGATAACCTCCCAAATGGACACTCTGTACTGTCTAGTTTGCCTTACAGTGCTTTCAATCGGCCTTTTAGCAAGCTAGAGCGCCACCCCCGCGCGAGGGCCAACCGCACAGCCCCCCCGCCGCCCTCCGAATCCCTGCCAGTCCAGCCATTCAGCAGATCAATGGACATCCAGCCACCATTCAGTAGCTCAATGGATCATATTCGGCCACTGTTCGGTCGCTGTTCAGCCGCTGTTCAGCATTCATTGCGGCGCATTGGGGGTGTGGCTCCCGTATCGCAACCCATCATGCAACCCATCATGCAACCCATCCTGCAACCCATCATGCAACCCACCACGCAACCCATCCTGCAACCCATCATGCAACCCATCATGCAACCCACCACGCAACCGCCACCATCCAGAAGCTATAATGCACATCATCCAACGACCAATGAAATAAATACAGATATGTGACATATTACCATTGACGCCACCAACTGGATGCCCTACTATTCACACATCGGCTGGACATGCCCACATCGGGAAACGCCAGCCGCTAGACTCACACGGAGTTAACCGCCCTTTCAAGCTGGTTGTAAAAGAGTTGAAATAATCGCTTGACAATCACCACCGACAAGCGTAAGATTCACCACATCGGCCCTACCGAGCCAAGAATCGGATGCCAGCCCCGAGAGGGATAGACTGGGAAACCCCCTACGGAAGTAGTCAAGTCAAACGTAGGTCAACCACTAGGTGAGGGTGTGAGTCTTAAGCGTTCAGCGCGGATAGCCACACTGCGCACTAGGTCGCGGCGATGCGACCCATGATGATACTTAGTAGGTGATGTGCGGGGGTCATGTATGGCGCTGTTACCGCGTCACTGAGGAGGTCTATGGAGGGCCGAAACATGAAACACGATACGACATTAAGTAAAGGTCATCGGGCTGCTAAGACAAGGGCTGCATATGACAAGTACGACATCAACGCTAGGCTAGCCACTGAGTCTGAAAAGACTGGACGGCCTGACTGGATGTCACCCGCTAGCAAGTGCAAGCTTAAAGCGGCTAAGGATTCAAAGTATGTCGCACGTCGGGCCGGTCGTTATGACGCGCCGATGTATGACGCAAGCGGCAAAGCGGATGGGAACGTCCTAGCACAACAACACGTAGCTAACAGCCAGTCCATAAGAGACAAGGCGGCTAGCATTGAAGCATTCCGAAATAGAGAGGATTAAGTATGTCTAATAAGCCAGCATGGTGGCCTAACTACGATAAGCCAGCGCCACCGGCCCCAACGTACGGCCCACGTCCTAAACAGCTAGACGGGGCAATGTGGGAACAGTACGGCCAAACGCAAGGTGCGACACGTCCTAACAAGGGCGTACGTAAGCTAAACTCTGAAGTTAATCCAAAAGGAATATACAAATGATTACAGTACAAAAGGTTAAGAGCGGTTTAAGGATGTGGGATGTAGTGTGCAACGGGGTTCAGATTGTACGCTTTGACACTAAATGGGAAGCTGAAGCTAAAGCGGAAGAATTAAAGGCGAGGTTTGTATAATGAGAGTTATCGAAAAGGAAATGCTAAAAGCTATCAAACACGGCCGCGACTGGGCTAAGGACAACACGCGGGTTGAAGTAGCGGCGAGTTATCGATCGTATTGGGTTGATGTGTACTTGCATGGCAACCACATTGCCGAGGTTGTATGTCGCATGGGTTGTGATGATGTAGTGAAACCCAATGTGGCCACACTGCTAGACTACCCCACACGTACCACCATGAGCCGCTTGCGCGCGCTTGGGGTCGATGTATGCACCCGCAAGGGCGAAGTTCTACTTGCAGGAAAACCTATCTGATGAGAGCTGGATTGCTACCAGCCGAAACGCCTT